GGCATACGGTGTAAACGCGCCATTCGGGCTTCAGCCTAGACGCATGATCACAGGCGCGCCTTGGACTGGCCAAATGAATCAATATCCGATTGCAGATTCTTATGCGGAATCCTTGTTTACGGGCGATCCTGTGATGACGGCTGATAATGGCACAATCATTATAGCACCGGCTGGCCCTGTCCTGGGCGTTTTTATGGGATGTACGTATCTCAACACAAGCGGCGTTCTGGTGACGTCCGCTTATTGGCCTGCGAACACAGCAACTTTCCGGGCTCAGGGAGCGCAAGCCCTGATCGTGGATGATCCCAATGTCTTGTTTGATATCCAAGTTTCCAATAATGGAAACACGATTTCAGGTATTCAGGCCGCAGACATTAATAATAACTTTAGCTTTGCTGTTGCAGGTAACGGTGGTGGTGCGACAAACCCTGCGGCAGGTTCAACTATAACGGGTCAATCCGCTTATTACCTAGATTATGCCACCATTGCCAATACAGCCGCTTTGAGTCTCAAAGCGATGGCGTTGACGCCTTACCCTGGGAATATTTTTGCCACAACAACCCCCGCCGTCGTTGGTACGGGAGCTTACAACAACGTTCTTGTGATTCTCAACAACCATATTCTCAAAGGCGGCACAGGTACCGCAGGGGTTTAATTTTAAGGAGTTTTTTAAATGGCAGTCAATACAAGTGCAATCGCAAGCCTTTTAAGACCAGGGCTTGCGGCCATCTTCGGGGACTACAATCGTTACCCCGCGCAATGGAAAGAGATTTTTGAGGTCTATCAATCGGACAAGGGATTCGAGCAGGAAGTCCAGCTTAAAATGTTGGGGCTGGCTCAAATCCGGGCAGAAGGTGCAGCAACAGCGATGGATTCCATCGGACAGCGCATCACAGCGACCTACGTTCACAAAACCATCGGTTTGGGGATCATCATTACCAAACAGGCTATTTCCGATAACCTGTACAAAACAAGGTTTCCCATGCACGCCAAGGCCTTACGCACCTCTATGGCACAAACCGAAGAAGTACTGGCAGCATCCGTGATTAATAATGGCTTTAACAATGCTTATCCTATTGGCGATGGTCAGCCTTTGTTCAGTATTAAGCATCCTATTGATACGGGGGTTGTTGCCAATACGCCTGCGGTTCAGGCGGATCTGAATGAAGCGTCTCTTGAATCGGCGATTATTGCCATCCAGAAATTCAAGGATCAAGCTGGCCTGATTACCATGTTGAAGCCTCATAAGATGGTTGTTCCTGCAGAAAACCAATTCGTCGCCAATCGTTTACTGGGGTCTGTTTATCGCACCGGCACTGGAGATAACGATATTTCTGCTGTTTATAATATGGCCGCTGTTCCTGAAGGTTACAAAGTGAATCAATTCATCACGCTTCCCAATATGTGGATGCTCATGACCGATTGCCCTGACGGCTTCAAAAAATATGATCGTTGGCCTTTGGAAACGGATGTCTATACGGATTTTGATACGGATTCTGTTAAGTGTAAAGCAACTCAACGTTATTCGTTCGGGGTGTCTGATTTCCGTGCGGCTTATGCAAGTTCAGGAGCTTAATCATGACGCATTTTTCATCGCCTCTCTGGGTTGTTGATCCGGCGAATGTGGGGCAAGCAGATCCCACAAGTCCTTCTGTGCAAATTACGCCAACAGGAGTGACTTATTATAATAATGGCAGCGGTAATGGTATTGTCCCTGTCACTTCTGCTCAAATAACAACCACCTTAACCAGTAAAAATATTCTGGGAATGTATGCTACTGCGGTGCCTCTCGTGCCTGCGCCGCCAAATGGCACTTTCATTGTGGTATCATCTGTTATTTTTGAGTATAATTTTGGAACACAAGCTTATGCAGATGGGGGTGACGTACATATATTTTATACCTCGTCACCTGTAAAAGCGATGCCTGCTTTAAAAGCCAATGAAACATTCACACTTGCTGCTACCACTGTTAGTATATTCCCCAATATAGTCTCTCCTGCAAAAATTATTGAAAGTAACGAGGAATTGGTACAAACCATCGGTGCAGGGTTAAGCATCAAAAATGTGACACAAGCTTTCAGTGATGGGGATGGTGAGGCAAATATTACCGTTATCTACAATATTTTAAGTGAATACACTTCGGCATAAGGAGTAAAGGATATGTCTCATCCTGTGATTTATTCCTGGCCTGTCCCCTCTGCTACGGCAGTTGCTCAAGAGCAAACCTTGGCAGGTGCAGGAAGTCTTGTTCTCAATGGATCCTTTGCATCAGGTGGCGTCGTTGTTTTCCCATCATTTGCCCGCACAATCAGTTTGATATCTGCTAATGACTTAAACGGTGTCCAGTTTACGGTGACAGGGACAGCTAATGGGGCGATTGTTTCTGAAACTATCGCAGGTCCCAATAATGATAGGGTTGAGACCACGGTTATTTTTAATGCAGTGACCAGTATTACGACTAATAATGCCGCGGCAGCCGTGAGCGCAGGAACAGGAACCAAAGGGCGAACGGCTTGGTTTTTACATAATTACCATGCTGTTGTTCCCTATCTGGCTGTCCAAGTTAATGTCATCGCAACCATTAATTACAGCTTCGTCACAACCTTGATAAATGTTGAAGGGATTCCAGACGCGAATATCATTAGTTTTAACCCTATTGCTGATTTGACCAATGCTACGGCCGACAAAATGGACGGGTATTTCATACCTGCGCGCTATTCCAGTATTACTGTGAATTCATCCAATGATACGGGCGCCTTAACGGCCATCTTTTTGCAACAAGGGATTTTATAGGAGTTTTAAATGGGACGAGCGAAGAAAAATTGGATTCAGGGAGCTATTCAGCATAAGGGCGCCCTCCACAAAGAACTTCATGTTCCTGAAGGGAAGAAAATTCCTCACGGTAAGCTGGAAAAGGCCGAGCATTCAAAAAATCCAACATTACGTCGGCGGGCTGCTCTTGCAGAAACACTCAAGAAAATTTCCAGCCGCCGCAGGATGAAATAAGGAGATGACGTGGCAACATCAGGCACCTATCAGTTTGGCTCAGTTCCGAGCGAACAGTTAATCGTCGACGCTTATGAACGCATCGGCGTTCTCCCTGATGTGATGACAGCCCAGCAAATTTCCACCGCACAGCGGACTCTTAACTTATTGCTATCGGAATGGATTAATCGGGGATTAAATCTGTGGACAGTGAAACAGGAAATGCTGGGGCTGATTACCAACCAGTCGGCTTATGCGTTACCTGTAGCCACCAGTGATATTCAAGAGGCTTCCATTCGCACCAGTACGCGGCAATTGGGTGGTATCGCATCAGCCAGTTCGGGAATTGCCCAGAATGCATTTGACGGCAATTCTGCCACAGCCTGTACGCAAACAGCGCCTAATGGCAATATTTCTTATCAGTGGGGAACATCCATTGCCATTCAAATGGTCGGCATCCAATCCAATACGCTTCTTTCTTATACTCTTGTGGTTGAGTCTTCCAATGATGGCGCAATATGGACTCAGGCTTTAAGCATTGCTCAACAGAGTTATCCTGTAGGGCAAATTATCTGGTCGGTGATTCCCGCACCTTCTCTGGCGCTTTATTGGCGTGTAAGGGAAACAGGAGGAGCGACGCTTGATATCCAGGAGATTTACTTTAATACCCTAGTCAACGATATCCCTGTGACACGTATTTCCCGCTCGGAATATATGGCTATTCCGAACAAGAATCAATCGGGTCGGCCTAGTAGCTTCTTTGTGGATCGTCAAATTAATCCCGTGGTTTATCTGTGGCCGACACCATCTGTTCTTTACACGACACTTTTTTATACACGCGTACGAGAATTGCAGGATGTGGGGGCCATGCTGGATAACGCAGAAATTCCCCAAAGGTTTTTTGAAGCTTTAGTCGCGGGGCTTGCCTGGAAGCTCGCCATGAAGAATCTCTCTATGGGAAATTCTTCAGGTTCGTATTACAGCGCCATTTTACTGACACAAAAACTCACTCTTTTAAAGGAAGAGTATGAAGGCGCTTTTAACAGGGCCGCCCAGGAAGACACGGAAAGAGTCCCTCTTCGTATTTATGGGGATAGTCGTCAGGGATGGATATCGCCATGAAGACAGGGAAATACGTCCGCATTGATTTTTATGATTCGGAAGCGTTGGGTGTTTGCGATTATTCAGGGTTTATCTTTAACCGAAAGGATCTTGTACGGCAAATGGAGTGGCGCGGAGACCGCCTGTGCTGGACAGGTTTTTATGTGGGAAGGCCTTTTGCCGATCAACCTAATGCTCAACTAAAGCCGCCCATTTTGAAACCTGATCCGCTTCCTGTCAAAGAGCCAAGACCGCAACAGTACTTTTCTCAGACGTGGGACCAACAAGGAGATGCGCCGTGGCAATTCCAGGCCAACACCTGGTCTTCATGGGGAGATGTTGAATCGGATATGCCGGCGTTTCCAGGACCTCAACGACAAATAGATTTGCAAACTGTTTATTTTGGAGCTTTCTGATGACGAATTTAACCAATTTTCTTCCTGAAAACAGTTACGGTGATCTTCTCACCACGACGAATAACGGCCAGGGATTAGGGGCGATTCTTCAGCCTGTTCAGGATGGTTTTGGGAATAATAGCCCCCTGCAGATGTCTCAAAATGCCGTTCAATTCAGTAACGTTCTGGCGATTCCTGTATGGACAACAGCCACACGTCCTCCCAATCCTTTAATAGGAACCCTGGGGTTTAATTCTCAGGTCGTCAGTCTTGAGTTATGGGATGGTCATCAATGGCAGAATGTATGAGGAAAAATTCATGTCGTCCATGACCTTTAACTCTTTAATCGGTTCCCTTGATCCCGTGACCAATGTGGTCACACCGGGGCAAATTATGATTTATCTCAAGAGAACAGACGCCGAAACATTCAACCAGCAGTTGAATTTTTTATCTCAAGCGGAACAGCGGATTTGTCGTGAGTCCAAGAATATCGGGCTTGAAACTTATGTCTCAAGCAGTTTTACTCCTGGCGTTTCTGTGATTCCCAAGCCCGGTCGTTGGCGCCGAAACATTACCTTTAATTTTGGAACAGGGGTGGATAACAACGTCCGTAATCAGCTTTATTTCAGGAATTATGAATATATCCGTTTGTTCTGGCCTGATCCTACGGTGACGGATGTTCCTCAATATTATTCTGATTACGGATATTATAACCTTATTATTGCTCCTACCCCTGATCAGGCTTACCCCTTTGAATATGCCTACCTTCAATTGCCTGCACAGCTCAGCGCCAGCAACCAGACTAACTGGCTGACCGATTACGCCCCTGACGTTTTGTTCTATGCCATTTTGCTGGAAGCTGTCCCCTTTTTGAAAAACGATGAACGCATCCCTGTGTGGGAAAACGCTTACGCACGAGGGCTTGCCAGCCTGAACATGCAAGATGACTTACGCAAGGCGGATCGTTCGAGCGATGATGGAGCCGATTGATGGCAGGAAAACTTTATCCTATCTCCACATTGCCAGGCATTAAAAGAGACGGCACACGTTTTGCCTCTCGTCATTATATTGATGGTCAATGGTGTCGGTTTCAAAGAGGTGTTCCCCGTAAGATGGGGGGATACAAACAAATTGTCGATACTCTTCCCAATATCCCCCGTGGTGTATTTCTGGTCCCTCAAACCTTATATTTTAATCTTTATATCGCCGATCAGAACGGGATTAGCGTTATTCGCATTGATCAGTTCGGGGATGCCATCAGTGATCTTGTGGATATTACTCCTGACGGATTTACCCCTGATCCCAATCACGTTTGGACATTCGACGTGATGTACAGTAACCGCGAGGAAGGAAGTACGATTATTGCTCATGCAGCACCTAATCTTTATTCCATCAGCAGTGATATCGAAACGCCTGTCTATTATGGGAATACAGCGTCTCTTGACCCTTTGAAAGAAGCTCCCATAATGGCATCGGGAGGTATTGTCGTCCTTCATCCTTATTTGTTTGTTTTTGGAAATGACGGCTTAATGCAATGGTCAGTCGATGGTGATCCGACCTCGTTTCTAAAAGATAATTATAACCGTGCAGCGTCTCAAAAGATTGTGGCGGGGATGCCTGTGCGGGGTGGTAACTCTTCCCCCGCAGGGCTGTTCTGGAGTCTGGACAGTGTGATTCGCGTTACCTTTCATCCTAATCCTAACGGAGCGCCTGGGTTCAGGTTTGATACGATTTCCAATCAAAATTCTATTCTGTCAAGCCGTTCCATTGTGGAGTATGACGGGCTTTACTTTTGGGCGGGTGTGGATCGCTTCCTTTTTTACAACGGCGTTATCCAGGAAGTTCCCAACACCATGAATCAGAATTATTTTTTTTATAATAACGGGACAACGGGGTTGAATTATCCTCAAAGACAAAAAGTATGGGCGACAAAAGTCCCGCAATATGGAGAAATCTGGTGGCCTTATCCGAGCGGTATCAGCACTGAATGTGACAGGGCGCTTATTTACAACAAACGTGAAAATACCTGGTACGACACGGCTTTTGAAGTGGATAATAACTTTAATCCTGTCAATGGGCGCGGGGCTGGCTATTTTGAACAGGTGTTTTCAGATCCTATCTGGGGCGATAATGTCCCCGATAATAACGGGACGTATAGTATCTGGATGCACGAAAGCGGAATTGACAAGAATATTGGCGGCACTTTAACGGCTATTCCCTCCTTTTTTGAAACAGGAGATGTGGCGTGGTGTGCCATAGGTCCCGAAGGTCAATGGACGGGAGCGGACAGATGGATTGATCTTGAACGGCTAGAGCCTGATTTTCTTATTCGGGGAGATATGTCTTTTGAAGTCAGAGGGAGGGAATTCGCCAATTCTGACGTCGTTGCGTCAGTCCCCTATCCTTTTGATGGCATAACGGAAAAAGTCGATCTGCGTGAGCAACGTCGCCAAATGACGCTTCTTTTTTCCAGCAATGAGGTGGGGGGATTTTACGAACTTGGACAAACGTTGCTTTATTTTACCGTGGGAGACGCTCGCGCATGATGCTTCCTGTGTTGACAACTCTCCCTATTTGGGCGGCTTCTCTGGTTATTGATTTTCCCAGGGACAGCATCCCGATTTTGATGGATGAACAATCCTGGAAGGTATGGGGTAATTCCATCGTGCAAGAGCTTTCTTTTGCCAGGAATAACGCCCCTGGAACGGATTTTTTTAATGCATGGGAGGAATGGGCGATTGCCCTCTATTCGGTCATGCAAGATGAGAGTGTTTAAGACATAACTTTAAGAGGACAAGATGGAATTTCAGCAAAATATGGGAATGCAGCCTAACATGGGATCACAAAATCCTTATAACTATGGGATAGGAGGCAATGTTCCGTCGCCGATGAATTCACCCTTTGGGTGGCAACAAACTCCTATGCAGCCTATGATGGGAAGCAATGGAATGTCCCCTATGCCGTCTACGCCTCAAATCCCTGAATGGACACCACAACCGCCCTTTCAAAACATCGGCATGATGAAGCCTCAATATGCCAGAGGCGGCAGTGTTGAAGGTTTGCCTGAAATGGGTGAAGAGTTAAGTCAATATGGCCGTCATGGCGATACCATGTTGGCGCATATTAATCCTTCGGAAGCACTGATGCTGAGAGCGATGGGTGGCAGTGGAACTATTAACCCTGAGACAGGATTGCCTGAATATTGGGGGTTTAACCCCTTTAAAGCAATAGGGAAAGCCTTTAGAAGTGTAGGAAACATCGTTAAAAAAGCAATGGGCCCTGTAGGGGGAGCTGTATTGGGAACTATGTTAGGTGGCCCTTTAGGAGGTGCCCTTGGAGGGGCTCTTGGCGGTTCTTTTGGACATCCCAATCAACGGGTTGGCCCTGTTATGGGAGGTCTTGGTGGGTTTCTAGGCGGCCCTGCTCTTTTAAGCGGGGGAAAGGCTTTAATAGGCGGCGGTGGACTCAGCGGGCTTATGGGCGGTTTGCAAAGCGGATTTGGACAAAGCACAGGAATGTTGGGCAATGGCTTATCCAGCCTTCTCGGTGGTGGTGCGGCTGCTTCGGCGCCTTTCTCTACTCATGCGCCCACAGCGCTTTCTAATGCGCTTGCGGCGAAAGGAGGAACGGGGGGTGGAGGGCTTCTTTCCGCTTTAGGTGGAGGGGGCAATTTGCTGAATACAGCCCTTTTAGGCACCGCTGTATTAGGAACAATGGGACGTCGTGAGAAGACGCCAGGGCCTCAATCTATGGCCGAAGCCTTGAATCAGAGTGCGCCTCGTTGGCGTCCTGACCAATATCCTCGTGAATTACGTCCGCGCAATCAACGTTATCGTCCTCTGCCCGAAGGATATAATCCAGCTTATGAAGGAGAGCATGAGTTTTTTGAAGAAGAGCCTTACAGGATGAGTCGAGGGGGGTATCTGGATGGTGCAACAGGCGGTCAAGATGATACAATAGAAGCACGTTTATCGGATGGAGAGTATGTCATCCCTGCGGATATTGTGTCGGATGCGGGGGACGGGAATAATCGGTCGGGAGCGCAAAAGTTTGATGCCCTTGTGAAGAATATGCGTACGCATAAAGGACGCAAAGGATTCCCACCTAAAGCTCGATCTTTATCGTCTTATATGCAAACAAGAACAAAACATTAAGGAATTAAAAAGATGCCTTATGGAATACAAACGAATCTGACATCCTTACCACCCTGGTATGAAGCTCTGTATCGCAATCTTGGAGAAGAATCTCAAAGACGGCGCCAGACGGAATATGCTCCTTACAGAAATCCCAGGCTTGCGCCTTTCACTCCTGATATGAATCGTTCCTTTGATATGACGCGAGGAAGTATGGGGGCTTATTTGCCCTATTTGCAAGGTGCCACACGTTCTACTCAAGGAGCGATGGAAGAGTTTGATAATCAAACTCCTTATCAAAGGTATTTTGCGTCGGTCTTTCCTGAAATAGCAAAACAATATAAGGAATGGAATTGGAAAAATCCTGCAGACAGAGCAAGGATTAGTGACGCTCAAGTCATGAAAAATCTTTTTCCGACAACTCCTGCGGGGCAAATTCCTGACAGAAGAACAGCGACTAATGTATTCAACGATTTATCTTCAAGAGGAAGACCTGAAGCTAAACTTTTTAATCCTTCTCCTTTTGATGAGCCTTCTAATGTCGATAAATATATGAACCCCTACGTTCAAAATGTATTAGACCGCATTCGCAACGAGTCAGGTCAATTTTTGAATGAAAAAATCCTCCCTTCCCTTGAGAGTCATTTTGTATCCAGCGGTGCTCCCCTTTCAGGTCAGCATCTGCGAATGGTGGGGCAAGCGGGGCGAGATGTTCAAAAGGATATGGAAGAGCGCCAACGATCTTATCTTTCTCAGGCTTACGATCAGGCGGGAAAGAACTTCGCGTCTGACCAGGCTCGGCGATTGCAAGGAGGAGAAAATATGGCGCGACTCGGACAATTTGCTCAGGCCGGAAATATTGCCGATGTCGCAGCGCTTCAGGAACAAGGGCGAGCGCAACAGGCACAACGGCAGGCAGAGCTTGAGGTTCCTTACCAGGATTACCTGCGACAGCAAAATTATCCGTGGGAACAGCTTGGGCAGCAGAGCGCCATTATGCACGGCATTCCTGCACCAACACAGACGACGGGTGTTGTACAAACACCAGGGCAGCCCCAGGTCAATACGATGGGGCAGTTAGGATCGTTGGCAGGAAGTTTGTATGGGGCACGGATGTTTACAGGCAGAAAACGCGGAGGACATATTACAGGTGTTTCCTTACCGAAGGCTGCCAAACCGCCCAAAGTCCGTAAGCCCCCTGAGCCTTCTTTTGGTCTTTCCACTTTAAGATTTAAGCCTAAATCTTCCAGGAATTTAATAAGGGGGCGACGATGAATCCTGAAATGTTGATGTATATGCAGCAGCAACCCCAAGCGTCTCATAGGGGTGCTCCTGAAGAAACCACAGCAACGCCTTTTAGTGCGGGAGCGCTTGCGGCTATTAAATCGGCCAAACAATCGTTAGGGATGGATGAAGAGGAGCAGCGCCGCGCCATGGGGCTTGCGATTGCCAAGTTTTTCTCCGGTATGGCACAACCAGGGCATGGTCCAGGCATTGAAGGAGCATTAGGGGCGGCGGCTTCTAACATTGCGCCTGCTCTTGAAGCCTATCAGGGTGAGGAAAATCGTGTTGCAGGGCTAAATTCAGCCCTTTTAAAACAACATACCGATTATGGAATTGAGCAACAAAAAATGCGCCAGCAAGTCGTTGAGCGGTTGTTGAAGCAGGCACATATGAATGCAAAACAAACAGAGACAGAGCGCCACAATAAACAGATGGAAGGCAGGCAAGATGCTTTGTTATCTTTAAAACAAGCAAAACTTAATAAAGATATGCCTCAATCGGTTACAATAGCGGGCAAGGAATATTCGCCGATTACTTCCAAATCTGAACGTGCAGGATTTGTCAAAGATCAAAAAGGATTCGCTCATAATTTGAAAGACCTGTCTTCCATAAAGAAGCATTATGATGAATTTAGAAAATTAACTAAAGGAAATTTTATTGATCCTCAAGCTCCTTATTATGCAGGAACTCTTGCCAATGAAGCAAAAGACTTTATGGGGTCATTAACGGGAAATAAAAAACAATTACAAGAAACTGCTAAAAGAAAAGCGCTCAATGCAATGCTTGGTTTGTATACAGTTAATGCAGAAAGACGATTAAAGGGTGGAAATTTAGGAGAATCTATTTTGAAAAGATTTGAGAAAAAAGAGCTTTTCCCTTCGCTATCGGATCGTCCAGAAGTTTTTGAACAAAAATTAAACGATATGATTAAAGAGGCAGAGATTAATGAAAAAGCAGCTTCTACAAGCCTTAAAACGGGATTGATTATATCGCCTCTTGATATGGAGGAAGAATCTGCTGCTGTGCCGTCTGAGGGTGGTTTGGCAAGACATGGACAAGTTAATGCCTCTGAAGCATCCCCGTCTTCTCTTGAAAATGTTTCGACAGAAGAACTGCTTGAAAAATACAAGGCTCTTACGGGGAATGCACAATGAATGAAGATTTGCAAAGGATTACACAGGAACTTCAAAGAAGAGGAGTCAATGTCCCTGCTCCTGAAACTTCTTTTGAGTCTTCCCCCGAAACGACTGTTGATCCAGAATTAGCAACGATCCAGGAAGAATTAAGACGGCGCGGCGTTTTACCGCAAGCAGAATCTCAACCTTCAGAATATTCCTGGTGGGATCGTGCAAAGCAATTTGGCAAGGGTGCTTTGTCAACCATTCAGGAAGCGGCAATGGCTCAAGCGCAAGCCGATCCTTTCGCACGACAAACTCCTAGAATGAAAGGTTACATCAAGGAAGCTGCAACTCAGCATCAGCAAGAAAAAGCAAAGGAATTAGGCGAATTAGACCCTTTAGGAAGAGTGCTGCATCATGGGGGTAAGTTTGGGGCTGGAATGCTCATGACTCCTATCCCTGGAGGAGCTTCATTTAAAGCAGCGACCACTTTTCCTCAGGTCGCTTCAGCATTAGGCAAGAATGTTTTGATGGGATCGGGAATTGGTGGTGTTTCAGGAGTTGCTCAGGAAATGGGGGCGAATCCTCTTGCGGCGGATATTGGCGCAGCCATTTTAACCCCTGCTGCCGTTAAAGGAATAAAGATGACGGGAAAAGCAGCCTCTTATCCTTTTAGTCCTTCTGTGAGAGCAAGAGTGGCAGAAAAAGAAGGAGCCAAGGAAGCCTCCAAGATTCTTCAGCAAGCGACAAAAGGGGTGTCTAATCCCGAAGAAGCCATGAATGTCCCCAAAGCTTTAAAGGATTTAGGGTCACGTGCCAATGCTGAAGAAGCAGGGGAAGCTATTCGAAAATCTGTTGCAGGGCAATTAGAAAAACATGAAAAAACCAGAACAAAGGTCACTCAACCTCTTTATGAGAAAATAGAGTCTTTGGAAGAAGGTTTGAATCCTTCCCGAACAAATGCTCTTTTAGAAAAAGAATTAAAAACAGCCAAGGGGCCAATTCGGGATACCTTCGAAAGAGTTCAGAAAGAATTAAAGCCTAATATAGTTTCTAATTCGCAGGATGTCTTTAATGAAAAAGTTTTGGAGATGTATCGAAACAAAAATTTTTCTCCTGAAACATTGAGATTGATTCAAGAGCAATTTCCTGTAAAGGGGAAAGTGTTTCCAAAACCTGTTGAAATTGATAACACCATTAAAT